GCACGATCTATTACAACAGGCAAGCGAAATCATAAGCGAACGCGGTGAGAACTACGGTGGGATTGAGGATAATTTTCAGCTTGTTGCTGATTTGGCATCTCTGCGTCTGGGCCGCGATATTCATCCCTTTGAGGTAGCGACCATAATGGTTTGCGTTAAGAACGCTAGAGCCTTTAGCGATCCGACGCATATTGACAGCCGCCTTGACGCGATGAACTATGAAGCGTTTGCGGCTATGTTCGCTAATGATTACGTGAACCAGAAGGCCGCTACCGGCGCTAACATCGGATACAAGAAGCGCGCTAATCTAACGCCCGCTAAGAAAGAAGAATTAAAGCCTGCACGCCGCGCGGAGCTTGCCGTAATCGATGATAAACTGAGCCGTTTCGGTTCCACGGAGCCGCCGCAGTTCAGCGGCAACAGCGCGCTGTTGAGCGACTGAATACTGAGCGAGTGGCGGGCATGACCCGCCGCTCGTTGACTGGCAACTAGAAAGTGCCGTTGTCGAGATCAGTAGCAGTATCGTCCACGGTTTTAGGGGCCATAACGACATTGGTCTGTTGTGCTTTCAGTTTGGCTTGCAGATCCATACGACGTGTGACTTCCTCACGCCGCCCGCGATCATAAGCATCAGCGATTAACATTTTAACGCCGCCGTAAAGCACCGTTAAAAATAAGCCAATTAAGATAGCAGTTGTCATGCGCCCGTGACGTTAAAGTCTTTAGCGCCGATGAGGCCGATAGCGACAAGCGCAGCCTGGAGCGAAGACCAGTCGAGCGTCTTGGTCTGCCAAGCGTTGAAGAGGACGCCGATCAAGGTGATGATTCCTGGGATAGTTGTTTTCCAATTCTTAATCATTCCATTGTCCTCCTGAAATAAATGCCAAGCATAAATGCTAGTTTTGCACCGTATGAAATCGACGCAGCAACGGCGACGATATATACGATCCTATCCAACAAGCGCGATAATCTGCGCTTTAACATCAGCTATGCGCGCCGCCCATCCCTTGCCAAATGTTGACCAGATCGACAAGGACTGCATGAACGCCAGCCGCTTGTTTGTGACGGACATAGCAACATAGGTCTTGGTGGCTTGTATCGTTGCAGGGCCGATTTGACCGTCTTGCGTAACGCCAACAACAGCTTGCAAGGTCTTAGCTGCGCGGCTGACTCCGCTGTTCACAGCATAATCGAACACAGCAAAATCAACGCCAGCGGGCAGATCATCTCCAGAAATACGATCCCAGTATTGCTGTTTATAAATCGCTGCCACAGTAGCATCACTGATGTTGCGAACACTTTGCGTTGGGAGGTTCTGTGACTTTTGCCAAGCATCATAAACCGCTTGCGTAATTCCCTTATTCGTCGGGCCACCTGGATCTTTTGGATGGTCAACGTAGCCGCCCTCATATTTAAGAACTTGTTTGAGAGCTTGCGCGTAGTTCTCTTTCATCTATCTGCTTTCTGGCTCACGATGTCGCGTATGGTGTCAAGCTTCGTAAACACTTGGTTGAGCACGGTGTTAAATTCTTCGCGAGTAACGTAGCGGCCAGCAACCAGAACTTCGATCTCGCTGACCTTTTCCGCTAATTCTTTATCAGCGCTCTGCAAATCTTTGACAGCGCCCCAGACGGTATTCAATACCCATCCGCCCAGGACGCCGATCACGCCAACGGCGACATCAAAAAACACTTGATATTCAGCCATTGGTGTCATCTCGTCATCGCATTAAGGGGTTCTTCTACCATCGCGTTATAACCCCTCTGTGCCGCGAGCATTTGAGGGCTACGCATGACCGCCGCAGCGTTTTTCATAACTTGCGCGCGTTTCTCTACCGTGGTCTTCATTTTACGGCCAGCCATCATGGCTTCGCCTAATAAAACTGCCATAGCTTTTGGGTCAAGATTAGCCATAGCTATTTTAATAGCTTCTTGTTCGCCTACCTTACCTTGAAAAGCCTTAAAGACGCGGGTGGCTAACACAGCGGTAAAATCTGTAATAACTTGCGGGATTCTAAATGATGCTTCTTCACCAATCTTAGCGGCTTTTGGCCCCATCTGTCCGCGCCAAGCAGCTAAATCGGCGAACTGTTCTTCACGCTCCAAATCACGCGCAATGTTTTTAACTAGCTCTATTTGTTTAGGCTCAAGTATTTGATTCAGATCTTGATAGCGCGGGGCTGCATCTATCGCGCGTTGAATAGTTTTAGGCGCATCTTTCGCCGCAGCCTTGACAAACGCCCGCCCGCGTTGCTCACCTTTCATAACGCCCTCAAGCGTATCTTTGAGGTAAGACAACACTTCTGCTTGGTTTACAGGCTTACTAAGGCGTGCATATTCAGCGCGAGCGGCAGCGTATTCAGGGACATTGGAATCAAGCCAATTAACAAAATCTTTACGCGCCGCGCGTAACGCGTTCAAATCCATGCGCTCACTTGCAATTTCTCTTGGGCCTTTTGTTATTATTCGATCCATAGCTGTCTTCATATTATGAAGATCACGGACTGAATATTCAGCCATTGTTGCAGGCATCTCTCGCGTAACTGGGCGTCCAAACTCATCCAAGATTGCAGACGCAACAGTTTGTGCAGGGGCTGTTTCGCCTATCTTAAATGCTTCACCTTTATTCTTAGCAATATCCCGCGCAACGCGTGCAACATCGCCAATAACAGGACGTGACATTAATTCTTGCAATGTCGCATCTTCAGGCACTTTTATCTTTTTAGCCGCTTCATACATCGGCGCGGTTATACCTTCGCGTCTTGCACGCGCGGTTTCAACACCTTTAGGGCCACCTGCCGCAGTTTCAAGCGCTTTTTGGCGTGCGGCTATATTTGCCTGTTCAGCCGCGCGGAATTGATCTGGCGCTTCTTTCATCGCTGACATCAAAAGGCCCGCAAAACCTGTAGACGGGACTCCAGACGCAACAGCGCCGGCAGTAGGTTGCGTCCCTGGAACAAGCTGCGCTTGAGGAGAACGTAATGCATTAATTATAGGAGCGCCTTTATCGCCAACGGCTTGTTGAAGCGCATAATAGCGAGGCGCAGCAATACGATTAGCAAACTCAGTTCCTTTAGCCATCAAAGGAATTGCAGCATTTTGAATGCCGCCTGCGGCTAACCGCAATGGATCAATGGCTTGTCCAAATTGTTCAAATGGGCGCGCGGCCTGAGATAAACGCGGCGCATTTATTACCGCGCCGCCGGCTTGAAGGGGCTGCGCCAAAGCCGGTGTCCGCGCCGCTGTGCGTCCAGCCGCGCGAAGTCCGCCTCCAATACCACTAGCGATCATAGAAATATCAGCCATCGTTCCTACAGGATCTGTGGCAATAGCTTCTTTCCAGCCGTCTTCTGTAAAATATCGAGCATAATGCCCGCCTGCCGCTTCAGCGGCTTGTTGAGCCTGCGCGGCGAAGTCAGGATTCTCTAATTTAGAAAGATATGCAAACGCAGTTGTTGGCAGCGCTTTCTCAGCTACCTTTCGCATCGCGCCATACCCTGTTAATTCCAAACCTCTAGCAGTTTCTGGAATATTCATAGGGTTAAGCATAGACAGCGTTTCAGCGCCAAATTTATACCCACTGGAAGGAATGTTTGTGACGCCTTCCAAAATGGCTTCAGGCCATGTGCGGCGTTGATAAGGCATAGCGTCTTCAGTTACTGGCACTTGCGGCGCAGCTTCAGTGGAGACTGCACCAAACTGACGCGCAAGAGCGCCGTAATCTGGGCCTGCCGCTGTAGGTTGTTCTTCCTCTCTAAAGTAAGGAAAAGATTTTCGAAGTTGCGCTGCCTGTTCAGGCGCAAAAGATACTTCGCCCGCTACATCGCTTTTAGCGCCAAATCTTTTAGCGATTGCAGCGTAGTCAACCATTATCGTTTTCCTACTTCCATGCGCTGGATATAAGTTAAAAATTCAGTTGCTTGTTTGCGATCACTGAAAGTATGTGCTGAACCAGTAGGATCTGTTACGGTAAATCCATTTGGTGATTCTTCGACACGCTGACGCATGACACCTTCAGTTCTAATACCTTGCGGATCATACGGGTTCTTATACTCTACGCCTAATAAACGTGTAGCATTTCGTTTAATGCTACGATAAGCATTTAAACGCTCGCCGATAGTCAAATCGGAATTGCCAATATCACCGGCTTGCTTTTCAAAACGATCTGCTTCAGACGCCGCCACGCCGGCTGTTGCAAGTCTATTACCCGCAAAAGCTTGCGTAAGGTCAGCCGAGATACGCTTAAGATCTGTATCAGCTCGCGCTGCCGCGCTATCGCGGCCAAATTTACGCGCAATATCAGTTCCTTTTGCGCTTAACATACCGCTAGACGCGCG